TATCATAGTATATATTATATCATATATAAAATTATATATTATAATAATCATTATATATTATATCGTATATGATAATATTATATTATTAACTATTATATATTATATAATATATGAATTGTAAATAAATGTAAATATATTGAATAGTTACACTTGAAATTATATATTAAATCGTATATAATAAAAATATAGTTCAAAAGAACGTACACAGTGAACGATAAGCGAACGGAACATTGATAAGTGAATAGTAAACTATAAGTTATGTGATTATATTATATAATATAACAATAATAATTATAATAGTATAATTGAGATGTCGAGAAACATCTATAAAATAATACGTTGCAAATTGATTATATATTATGGTGTAAAATATACTATGTATTAGATAATATAAAATGTAACAAAAAGTTTACAAAACACTTGAAAAATTTCTTGTAATCGTTTATAATAGAAATATAACACAAAACAAACAAAGCAAATAGCAACGTGTTAAAGACAATTGAATAGACTTAAGAATTGTAACTTAAGTATAAATAAAATATGCAACGCAGTGCGGTTATAACAATATAGTCGTGTGGAATAGCAAGTGGTTATGCTCGTGAGCCGTGAACCTATGGCAGTCGGACACAGATGAAGGCAGGCATAGTTTTATATTTAAATAAGTACTAACTTGCATTAGTATTTACTTAAGTATAAATATATAGCAAGAGGTTATTAGATATGGAAGATTTAAAACTAACTAAGTTAGATAAAATCAAAATGATAAATGCAAAACTAGATTATGAATTTATCAAGTATAGTTTAGAGGATTTTTATTCAGATAAAGATATCAAAGATATTTATCAAGATGTAGTCATCAAGGGTAAGCAACCAGTATATGTTGATGATGCGTGTTATTTATTATATCCGATTGCAAAGTATGCAATATAATATAAGATGTAATAATAAGGACAAAAAAACGTGCTAAAGAGGTAAATATAAAATGATTACAGTAAACTTTTATATTGGATTGAAAGATAAAGATACTAAAGATTATAAGTATCCTAAAGATAGAATGGTTAATACTATAATAGATATATTAAAAGACCATTACGAAGGATTTACATTACAAGAGTGTACGAGGTATTTCACACATCACACACAAGAGAGTGATATTGTAGTAGTGGAAGATAGTATTAAAGCAACCGTATTCACTACGATAAACCAAGCACACATAAAAGAAGTGTGTGAAGAATTAAAGGGAGCACTCAATCAAAAATGCATTGCAGTTGAAGTATTGCATAGTTGTATCAATTTTATATAGGAGTAATTGTATGAATAACTATTTATTAGAATATAAACTACAAGAAAAACAGGGTCGCAAATGGGTAACAGTAGAACATTATACAGAACAAGCGACAGAAGAACAACTTAACAATTGTATTTGTAAGGAAACTTTAAGATGGTTTAGAAATCTTGGAGGTAAGGAAAAAGTAGAAAGAGCTTATAATTACATTAGAAATATATCAACCTCCCCAAGCGGAGACTTAAGAAGTATTAGGACATTCTGGTATAATGTGAACAAAGAAATTAAACTTGAGGTGTAATATGACAATAACAACAAAAAATATGAACGTAAGATTTGAGTTCGCAAAGTTTATAAAAACTGTAATGGGAGTTAATGAAGTCAAAAGATATAAAAAAGAATTTGGCTATAAAACAGCGCAAATCATATATGAATATGGTAATTTAGATGTATATGATTATGACTTATTCTTACGATTAAAACAATTCGGAGTAAATACTAAACCAGTTGAAGAATATAATAAAGTGTTATATGGTGGATGTACTTATAAACATCGTGAAGATATAAGAAATGAATACATCAAAGCTATTAAGTATGCTTTACCTTACGTGAACTAATGGAAGGGTTATGAAAAGCAATATACATCAATTATGCGAAACAGAAAAGATGATATTTATGTTTCCCTATGATGAATTAACTCCTTATTTACAAGGCATTAGAGATATGATTAACTTACTAAACGGGGGAGAGCAAAAGGAAAATAATCTATTGATTGATACTGTAATATATAATATTAGAAAAGTAAACAAGCAGGAGGAATTATGATTTACACAAAAGAAAATAACAATACTAATTATGAATTATTCTTAAATACAATTAATTCATTAAAGAATAGTCAAGGATTTTATAGCGGGTTATACAATCAACTCCAAGAAATGGATAATGAACAGAAGTTAGAATTACAAGAATAGATAAACAATATTGAGCCAAAGTTCAAAGATTGGGTTGATGTAATTTTATATTTGGAGGGATAATGGATTATAATATTAAAGTCGAGAATGTTTATTTAATTGTAGAACTATTTAGTTTTGGGCGAGAGCGAAGAGGAACTATAGATTATATAAAAGATGTATGTAGAGAATTAAGATGTGAATACATTACATTTACTTATAAGCATATCAAGAATCCTTATATAGAATACCCCGAAAATATGAAAATAAATACTACGGAAAATCTATACCCTAAAATAGTTGCTAACTTTGATTCTTGTAACAATGCTAATTTTGCAAAATATTTAATAGCTAGCCATCTAGAAAAGGTGGTAAAGTTAGAAAAGACTTTACAGGAGGTATAATGTTTATAACAGAAAAAGTTAAACAATATTACAAAACAGAATATCAGGCAGGACTAGAAAGAGCTACAGGTAATCAAGAGGTAGCGGATATGTTAGATGATAAAGCATTTGAATTGTGGATGTCAATGTCCGAAGAAGAAAAAGCAGAGATAGATATATTAGATATTTAGGAGGTTAGAGAATGGATTGCGATTTACTTATAATATTCATAATCGGAATGTTCATCTTGGGAATGTGCATTATAAATAGAATAACGTACGGAGAATGATTATATGGAGCTATTACCAAATTTCGTATTAGGGGCTTTATCAATTTTCTTTATGTATTGTTTATTGATTTCATTGGAGGATTAAAATGAATATAGAAATAGATGAAAGAATTAACTTTTCAAAAACTGGAGGAACTATAAGAAGAACAACTAAACTTATAGTGTTACATCATGCGTGTATGGATGGAGATGCCTATAAGGTACATAAAATACACTTATCGTTTGGCTGGCTGGGTATTGGGTATCATTATTATATAACAAAAGATGGGAAAGTATGGAGAGGTAGACCCCAACCATTACAAGGCAGTCATTGTAAAGGATATAATGCTAAATCCTTGGGTATTTGCTTAGAAGGTGATTTCAGGAAAGAAAAACCTACAGAAAAGCAAATCCACTCATTAAAAGAACTAGTTAGTTATTTAAAGAAAGTTTATCCAACAATTGAGAATGTGTATAATCATAAAGATTTATTTCCGACGGAATGTCCAATAGTAAATCTAAAGGAGATAATTAATGAGAGTTAAGAAGATTCAAGATAAATTCGTAACAGATAAAATGTTTAACGACTTATGCGAAAAAGTGTCAATTAATTTAATCTCTAATGATAAAGAATTAAATCAACAAAATATAATAGATATCTTGTTAGATGAGAATATAACTTATAAAACTATAGCACGAGTAGTTAATACTTTCTGTAATTCAAAAGCTACCGAAGGTAGTATAGCAAGTCAAGTTAGATTAATGGAGAAAAAATTGCAAGTATGTAATAATAATATATAGAGGTATTTATGAAGATTAGACAACCGTATGATTTAAAGAAACTTAAATCTGAATTAAAGAATACTAGTAAAGGTATTCTATTTTGTTTTGGAGATTCTTTTATTTCAAAGATAATACAACTCAAAACAAGATTGAATTCTAAAGAGATAGTACCATCTCACGTTGCATTGGTTTATGATGGTTTCATCTATGAAAGTACATCACAAGACCAGAAGATAGGCAATAAAACAATACCATCAGGGGTTAGAAGATGGTTATTGAAAGACTTTTATAAAGTCGAAAGAGATAAAGAAACTAAATATATATTTGCACCTTATGACCTATACATACCAGTAATGGAGAAATATATTCACTATCCATACGGTGTAGATACTATAGTAGATTTTGTTTTAAAAGATGGGAGCGATGGTGTGTCAAGAGGTCTGATATGTAGTCAATACGTAAATAAGGTTACGGAACTTTTAGATATAGATTGTCCTAATCCAGCAGAAATGTATAGAGAAGCTATTAATAGGGGGGTTATATAAATGTATTATAAAGTAAAATACGATAATAATAAATTTATTATTATAGATGTTGTGGATAATAAGAAAAACGATAATAAGTTTTTATATTTAACAAAAGACGAAGTAAGTAGATTAAAAGAAGAGTTAGTAGTCAATAGACTTAAAACGGACACTACTCTTTCAAAAATGAATTTCTAGAATTTTTGAAGATTTGGCTATTAAGAGCGAAGCTCTCATCTCTCGTCAACCCCTAGGTTGTAAATAATTATTAACTTAGGGTTGACTTTTTCTTTGATTAGTATTATAATAATTATATAAGGAGGATTTTATATTATGACAACAATGAAATGTGCAGTTTGCGGTAAGGACTACGAAGTAGACCCTAAATGGGAAGCTTGGTTGGCTAAGAATCCAGAGAAAGCTCAATGTAATGATTGCCGTAAAGCTGCATTTGAGAAAAAAGATAGTAAACCTACTACTAAAACCAGTGGAAGTTTTACCAAAAAATCAGGTGAAATTACTGCAAAAATGTTAAGACAAGCTTATGATGAAGTAAAAGCGGAATTTGCAGATTGTTTAGAAGAAGTGATGCCTTTTGTAGGGGGTTGGACTAGTACTATTGCTATTAACAATTCTCGTAAGGGTGGTTAGGGGATAAATTAACAACTTAAACAAAACTATAATTAAGAGGATTACGATGAAGATATTGAAAAACGAGATAGATTTTAATTTTGTTGCTAATTTAACTTATGCTAACTATATAAATATTAAGAAGAAAGAAAATAAAGATTATGGAAGATTTACAAGAAATAAAACAACTGTTAAAAGAAAATCAAATAATAATGAGAGTAAATAATCTATTATTATCGAGATTCATTTTAAAGTTAGATAAGACTAGAATCGAGTTAGGTCTCCCAAAAAGAGTTTTCTTTTATAAATATGAGCTACTTGAAGATGATTTTAATGACCTTGTGCAAAAGTATGGTAAAGAAGACGTAGTAAAAGCTTTATATCGGCTAGATAGGATGCTATTATTGAATAAACAACAATGTCCGAATGATATAAAGAAATATATTTCTAAACGATTAGAAAAAAGCATTAAGGATAAAGCTTACAGAGATAAGTACAATGGTAATAAAGAAGCTAACAACGAACAATAGAATAAGAAATATATCTTCATCTAATTATAAGTATCTATCCAGATGTACATATTACGGTAAACTAGAAGATTGGGAATATGTTTCAGAAGCTATGATATTAAAGTTTAATATATATACGGCTACTGAATATTATGGAGGTTCATCACCAATTAGAATATATGTTCCCACGGAATTAGAGGATAGATTAACTCCAGAATTAATTAAAGGTGAGAATTATTTCTTAATAACTGCACCTTATAGGATAAATTTAAAACAACAATATAGACACAGAGTAGATTTATTGTTAAATATATTTAAGGAGATTATTTAATGGCAACCAAAAATCCTCACGGGTTACAAATATATGATTTGTTATTGGATATCATAATGGATTTATCTCCTAATCAAGCTGAAAAATTATATAGTGAATTACTGGTAAGATATACTAAAAGAGCTAGAGTTAAACTATACAATGCAGATGGTGAGCTAGACCAAGAGAACGGAAAGATTAGATTGTTACCATCACAATATCAAGCTATAAGAACTATGTATGGAGATACTTACATTAAGAAATCTTTCACTGAACTGTATAATTATATCTCATTCTTAGAGAAATATCAGGATAGTAACAGTAAATACAAAACGAAACTTAAAAAATATACATCAGAAACTCACAACGTAGTATTAACCAAAGGTTGGGTTTATGACAAATGTAAACAGTATATAATAAAAGAAAGACCAAAAGTAAACGTAAATCCTTTTATGATAGAAGATTTTGCAACTGCAAAAGAATATATTAAAACAATACCAAAAGAAATGCGAGAGAGAGCTATAGATGTTCAAATGTTAATAATGAAATTCCCAGAGTTAGCAGATATCGAATAGGTTAATATAAATGCAAGATGAAAATTTGACACAACAGAAAGATAGGAGGAAGGTTCTCCATGCTGTACCAATGTTAGATGGAATCGAAGAAATAAAACAAGATTTAATCGAAACAAATACAGATGGAGATATTGTTTATGGTATTGAAATATTAGATGACTATGTTGAAACTATAAGGAAAGGTACTATTACAGGCATCACAGCAAGACCGAATACAGGGAAGTCTTTATTATCTCAAATAATAGCAAACAATATAGGAAAACAAGGTAAAAAGGTTCTAATCTGTTCCTGTGAAATGGGAGCTGGTATGCTAATGGAAAGACAAATTTTAAACTTAACAGGACAAAGTAAATACAGATTAAAGCAAGTTTACAAATATAATCAAAGTCAAGCTAATTTCATATTAGATAGTGTGCGTAAGAGTAATGAATATGATTATTTAAATAATATAGCAGTAAGTCAGACTGGAGGAGCTACTGTTTATGATTTAATTGATTTATTTAATAATACTCCAGAATACGAATATATAGTTGTTGACTATGTTCAACGTATAAGAGGGAAAGGAACTGAATACGAAATAATTTCAAATGCTGTAGCCGAACTTCAAGCTTACGCAAGAGAAACGGGGCGTAGAATCATATTGTGTTCTCAAGGTAAAAGAAGTGGAGGAAAAGACAGCAATACGGATGCGGCATCTCAAAGTAAGGGTTCTGGAAGTATGGAGGAGGATTGCGATGTTGGATTATTGTTATCAGAATCAGACGAAGATAGTGAAGAAAAATATATCTTAATGATTTTATATAAAAATAGATTCGGAAAAAAGAAAATCACTTATAAGTATAAGCTAACCGACCGTCTAGATTTTGTACTTGTAGATAAAGTAGTATAAAGGAACATTGTATGATACCTAAAAAATTAAGATTAAGTAGATTATTAATAGAAGCTCTAGATTTGTCTTTTAGTTTTAAGCTCGCACAAAAGATTATGTATCTTTGGAGAGAATTCTTAATAGTTACAAAAATTCATCCAATAATAACAGAATATATTATAGAATTTTATTATAAAGATGAGCAACTATCTCAATTTAAAGTAAAAGACATTAAAGACTTATTAAAGATAACAGAATTAATGAAAACTAAATTCAAAGATAATACGAAATAAAGGAGCAATTATGTATCGAGCAGATATATCAGGAATAGCCAAAGCGAAGAAAACAATAAACGATAAATGTCATGAGCATTTATTTATAAGATTTGATGGGGTTGTCTATGGTAAATATACAAGATATGATATGAGTGTATTTGGTATGACAACTATAGAATCAGATTTCAGTTTTCTAGAAAGACATATAGATGTCCATGAATACGATATAATAACAAATACAGGAATCTTAGAAGATTACAATGATAGCCTTAGTAATAAGATAGAAATACTTGAATTGTTATCTTATGATATTGATAATATAGAACCAGACGAAAATGATGAATATGATTCAGCAGAAGAAAGATATAGGAGGGATAATTAATGAGTGAAGGAAAGAAATACGATAGTGGCAAATCGATGGTAGGTACTCTATGCAGGGTTTTCCCTAGAGCTTTACTTGCTATTGGTTTGTGTATAGAAGCAGGAACTCATAAGTATCCTGACCCAAACAATTGGAAAAAAGTTGAAGATAGATTTAATAGATATATGGACTCGGAAGTTAGGCATTTACTAAAACATAATATGGGTGTAGAGATAGATAGCGAGTCTAAGATTATCCATTTAGCACATTCGGCTTGGAATGCTCTAGCTATATTGGAAACATTTCTAGAAGAAAACAAGGATAAGTATGACGAGGTGTTGTTAAAATAATGGAAACACAAGAATACGAAGACGGTTTTGATTATTGTATAAAAAATAAGAAACTTATAGATATGATTATAAGAAGAAATTTGATAAAAAACAAATTCGAATTAGACCAATGTGAATTGTTTAATCAGGTAGCATTAATTGTTGCAAGTAAATGGAAAAAATTTGACAATAAAAAAGGATATAAATTAAATTCTTATTTCGGAAAAGTAATAGAAAGAGCTATTAGAGAGTATGCATTAAAGAGTAGATTAATGCTTTCATATAGCCATGTAGCGTTAACTAATAAGAAGGTTAACTATCTTGCAAAGAGTTCGCATATTGAAGATAATAAATTGAGACTAGAAGCTAGAGATTATTACCAAAATAAATATTTAATAGACGATAGCTATTTATACATTGATGATGATTTAGATAAGAATAGTCTCCTTAAATTATTTCATAAATATGTTGAAAAACATCTAACCGAAAAACAAAAACAAGTTTTTAGTTATATATATAATAAGAATTTGATAAAAGTAAGAAGTTTTACAGAATGTGCAAAATATTTAGGATGTTCACCGACTGCTGTAAGACTTATTAACGATACAATAATTAAAAATTTTATCAAAAGATATTTAAAGGATTAATAGAATGACAATAAAGTTTAATAATATATTAAAACAATATGACCCAATGATAAGAAATATAATTAAAAAGCTTAATTATGAGGAATACTACACAGAAGATTTACTTCAAGAGGGTCGCATCCTTTTATATAAAGCTTATTGCAAGTTTGATAAAGAAAAATATAATAACAAATTTATAACTTATGCTTACAAATGCATATCACTAGGACTTAGACGCAGTTATGCTAAGATTGCTGGTTATAGAGACTACAGAGGTAAGGGTGGTAAAATTGCTAAGATAGATAAGTTTACTACATCTTTTGAATCTCTCTATAATAGAAAACCTACAAGTCTAGAAATTAAAGAAGGTGTAGGCTTTAACGAGATAGAATATAAGATTTTAAATAATTATCTATCGTATATGGATAGTCTTTACGATATTAATACTTATATCTCTCGAAGCGATATAGCTAATGATAGTAATATAGACTTATCAAAACTGAAAGAAGTTATTAAGAATAAGATAATTGAAACATATCCAGATAGAACCGAAGTTATGTTCAGAGAATTTAAACTATGCGATGATAACAATTTAAAACCTTATATTGATAATTCCATCTATACTAGACAGAACATAGGTAGAATGAAAAAGCAGATAATAAAGAATCTATATAAGGATAAAAACATAAGTAAATATTTGAACGAAATAAAGGAGAATTACCGATGACAAAAAAGAATACCGATATTCAAGTTGGAAAAGTTACTCTTACTTTTTCAATAACGATGGATGAAGCTAAAGCCTTAATAGGAAAACCTAATACTACAACAGCAAAGAATCTTAGAAAGTATATATTAAATTGTTTAAAAGCTGCAGCTAAAAAGATGCTAGAAACGAAACATGAAAAAGATGTAAAGGAATGTAACATTCCAATAGATTAAGGCTTGACAAATAGTTTAAACTGATTTACAATTATAATAGGAGGTATAAATGAGAAGAATCCATTTATTACTAGATTATGATGGTTATATTTGTAAATCGTGGTATGCTGCTGCAAATTGTGAAGGCGACCAGATTGACGAAGCCGAAAGGATAATGCTAGAGTTAACAAAGACAGCAGAGAATAAAGCTATAGCTAAATACGGACTAGGTAATACTGTCTATGTAACCCATAAAATTATTTCAGGTCATACGTGGAAGAAAGACTTGTACCCTACATATAAGCTCACAAGAAAAAGAGATGAAGCCTTAGGTAACTTTCGTGAGTATGTAAAGATTAAGTATGAAGATGAATTAACTTGTGTTCCGCAATTAGAAGCAGATGATATTTTAGTAGCTTACCAACAGTATTTATTATTCAATACAAGTGATGATAGTGTAGTCTTTTCAGATGATAAAGATTTAAGCTTTTATACTATAGTCCACTCTAAAATTAATGAGAGTGAACCTATAATAGAAGAATTAGATGAAAGCAATCTTTATAGACAAATGTTAGCTGGAGACTCCGAAGATAATATCCAAGGAATTCCGAAGGTTGGAATGAAAACCGCAGATAAACTTTTGAATCTAGAATATAGTTTGAGAAAAGTTATTTCTATCTACAAAGAAAAAGAAATCTCGATGGATGAATGTGCAAAATGTATCAATTTAGTAATACCATTATCTTGTGCATTTATAGAAGATGGAATGAATTTAAATAAAAAATTTATCGAAGCGTTAGAAAGTAAAGATAAAAATAGCTTAGATTCTGCAACTATGGATATGATTTTAGGTCAATGTAGATACATTTCAAATAAAGTAATAGAAGGGTATAAGAATGAGTAAGTTTTTCAATATAGAAACTATAGAAAATATAACCTTAAACGATGACTTTTATATCAAAGTTAGAGAAGCATATAAAAATAAACAGTATAGTAAAATAATTAAATTAGTAATAGACCTATATCTAGATATATGGAATAATACAAAATATAGCATGACTAATCCTATTCGTCTTGATGATTTTAGGTATGTAGGTGAAGATGGTTGGTTAAAGAATTTTGGTCAATGTCCAATGTTACTATCACAGAGTAGCGCCAACTATCTTGTAGATATTAGGAATAACTTATACAAATACAAAGGGCTTATTTGTCGATTTGAAACCGAAAAAGCTTTTGATGGAGATTATTATATAAAACCTAGGATAACAATTCTTGGTAGAGAAAAAGATATATTAGATTTAGATACAAAATTGAAGGATATGGCAAATGAAAACTAGAGAAGAACTTATAGACTTATTGAAAGATATACAATATTATAGAACTATCGAGATAGGTTATTATGATGAGGAAGATACTATAATCGAAGCAATACAAGAGGTTTTGGATGAGGAAGATATTAAGTAATATTAAAAGACTTCTTGTAGGTTTAGAGGATTTACTTTGCCAATTAAAAGACTACAACGAATATTGTGATTACTATTCTTTAAAACATGAACTCGGATGTGGAAATATGCTTAATAAAGAATATGACGAATGGTACTATCAACAATATTTAAAGAATAAAAATCTATAAGCGGAGAATACTAACAATGGTGGAGTTAGACGAAAGTAAATTCAAGTATGATGAATGTACAGAACTTCTAAAGCTTAGAGTAGTTATAACTATACAATATGAGAACTATAGATACGTAGGTTATTACAATCCAATACTTGATTATAACGCTAGATGTAAAAAGAATTAATAGATGCTATGAAAGAAGAAATTAGAAAAAGAATAGAATTAGAAAACAGGGAGATTTAAAATGTATAAAACTACAGAAGAACAAAAAGAAACTAAAAAAAAAGCTAAAAGTAAAAAGGCTAAGGATTCTAAAGAGTATGAAGAAATGCTTATGCAATTTATCGCAGAAGAATTTAGAGGATTATAATAGATGAAAATAATTAAGCAAATAGTTTTAGAAATGCCAGAGAAAATAGAAAAAATAATATTGGATGATTTTTATGACACACATACTTTATTGTCAGAGATAATAGTAAAATCGAATGAATGGGAATATAAAATAGTTAAGACAGATGAGTACCACTTTCAATTAATGCATGCAACTTGTCATTCTTTGATTAAATATACAGAATATAAAGGTACTATTAAAGAATATTTAAAGAATCTACTAAATAAAGGATATGAAGTATATATTGGAGAATAGGAGATTTAATGAAAAGAGCAAAAAATATAAAAGATTTGGAATGTATAATTAGTAATGGTTTAGTTATGAGCATTAGCGATATTCATATACCATTTCAAGATGAGTCAGCACTAAAAGCTGTATATAAATTTATCAAGAAATATACTCCTGATGTCTTAATTCTTAATGGCGATATCTTAGATATGTATATGCTTTCTAGATTCACTAAAGGCGAAGGTCGTAACCCATTAGAAGAAATTAATCAATGTAGAGAAGTTCTTAAGAAACTTAGAGCATTGATGGGTAAGAAGAAACCTATCTATTATGTTATAGGTAATCACGAAACAAGACTTGAAAGATGTGTGCTATCAAAAGTACCAGAACTAGAATCTTTAGTTGAAGACGTATTTACTATTATTGGAGTAGAAAAATTCGATATAAAAGGTTGTGCATCTCTAACTATCAATGATACTGTAAGTATTAAGCACGGAACTTTACTCGGTAATAAATCAGGGTTATCAGCTATAAAAGAAATGGAAGCTTCTTATATGTCAGGTACTTCTGGACATACTCATAGACTTTGTAAATATATAGCTAGAAAAGCAGGAAGAAAGTTCTTTTGGATTGAATCAGGTTGCCTATGCTCTTTAAATCCAGAGTATATGGTAAATCCCAATTGGCAACAAGGGTTCGCAACTATAAGATTTAAACAAGGTAAAGTGGTAGATGCTAAAGCAATTGAAATAGAAAACGGAGAAGTCTTAGATGCCATCTCTTAAACAAGTGAACGAAATTATTATAGCTATACAAAAAGAAATACAAAATTGTAAAGATGAAGAAAAGAATAAAACCCTAAAGGATAATCTAACTTTCTATCTTGATTTGAAGGAACTCTTAGTGCTTGAGAATTGTAGGGGTAAATCACCTAAAGAAAGCGAGAATTAATATGGATATCAATAGTATTGAAATAACGGATGAGATAATAGAAGCAGTAGCTCTTGCTCAATTATATAGAGAAGATGCCAAGCTGGCTATCCGTAAGAAATGTTCAGCTAAAATGAACAATGAAGAATTAGATAAGTTTTATCTAAGAGTTTTAGCGGATTCTAGATTTGCGGAGGTCAAAGAAAGAGCTATAGAATTAGAGAAACTTTCTTTAATTAATGATGATACTGATACTATAATGTTATTCTATAATAAGATTCTTCAGCAATCACAGCACGAAGGTAAGTATGAAGCAGTATTAAGAATACTTAAAGAGATAAGACAATTAAAAGCTATTCAAAACGATGAGATGGATTTTAAAGTTATTATAGAAGTAGAGGAACCTAAACAAAAAGATAATTCGGACACTACTTCTTAAAAATCACTTTCCGTGTATTTTGACTAAGCAAAATTAAATTTTAATTATAAAAATCTGGAGGATACCCCCTATGCGTAAAAAGGTAACTAAAACAATTGAATGTATAGAAATAACTTGCGATTATTGCGGAGCAGACTACGAGACTCATTTTATTGAAAAGTGTGATGTTTGTGGTAAGGATTATTGAGGTAGACATGGATATACACTTTCAAATAATCTTTACGATTTAAAATTATGTGTATGTCAAGATTGTTTTGATAAAATCTCGAAAGGAAGATATAATGCGTAAACTACCTGAAAAGATTACAGAAGATAAATTGTTTACTTACTATCTAAAAAATCATTATGATGTATTAATGGATTTTAAGATGTTTACCGAAATGGTGAAAGAATTTACAAATACAGAAATTATAGATGAGGAATAAATATGTTCTTATACCCATATAAAATATTTGCAATATCAAAGAATAAAAGGTTGTTGAATATAAAACAACAATACAGAACTGTAGGAATTTATGATGTAGATAAATATAATTATACTGACGTTCTAAATATTGTTGAAAAATATCCTTCTGATGATTATAGAATTTCTGTAATGCTTGGTAAGGTGTGTGGTAATACTAGATTAATATGCTTAGACTTAGATGATTGTTTTGACGAAGAGACTGGAGAAATGGAACCTTCAACTAAGGAATTCCTTGAGGAGTTCAATGAGTCAGAATACGAAATTAGCAGTAGTGGAACTGGTGTTCATGTGTACGTACTAACCAATATGGATATCGAAACATTTATAGTTAAGAACTTAGAAGGCTGTAAATCTTTCGAGTGCTATACTGGAGATAGACATATAGTAACAACATTCTTTGATTTTCAAGAAACTAATTTGAGAATTGGAAAGCACGACGATTTTATTAAAAATTTGTATAATAGAGTAAAAGAACTTAGAGAAGCTAAGCTCAAAGAGAGTACTCTAGTTACGAATGCAAAGAATGTATTCGATGGAACTGTAATTAAAACAGAACAGGATTTTAATAGTAAAATCTATAAGAGAACTCCAGTTACAGATATGTATACTTTAAGAGGATTAGGGTTTAAAGACCCTATGATTATATCCGTAATAGACGAAAATCCTGATGCGGTAGACCAATCAGCACATGACGCTAAATTAATAAGAAAACTTATGTACTATACTCTATCTTTTGATTCTGCTTGGGAAATGGCTAAGAAGACTAACTATTATAAAGCTAAGGATGATAGACATAAACGCAAGTTTAATGATGAAAAATATATACAAAGAACCAAAAATCTAATAGAAAGAGGTTGGGATTAATATGCAAGATGATACTACTCCTATAATGACATGCTCCTATGCAAAAGCTTTGAAGCGTAAATTTATCAAAGGACAGTTAAAAGATAGATTAGAATTAAGAAAAGACATATTAAGACATCTTTGTCAATGTAAAGAATGTAGACTCGAGTATATTCAAGAGAATTCTAATATTAATGGAACTACTTTTAATCTATATAAAGAGATTAAGGAGCTTGTAGCTGCGTATAAAGAAGCTAATAAAGATGAAGATGTAACAATTGAATTAAAATTAGTTCATTCCGAAACTGGCGACTGTATGGACTTCCATATTATATTTACTGAAAAGCCTACTTATTATTGGAAAGCTGCAACAAGTTTTAATGTTGATAAATTAATGAAGTTACAAATATTCCGAGACTTATGTGTAGAATTTGAGGATAATGTGGATAAGGAGGATGGAGAAGAGATTGCAGACTTTGTCCACTATTTAATATGTAAATTCGCTAGAGATATCGATTATTTGGAAGATTGTTATAACAAAGAAACGGAGGAATAGTATGAGGAGACAGTATTACGATGTAATATTTTGTGATATTGACGACACGTTAATATATGGATTCTGGACTGATTTAATGAGAATAACTTGGAATATTTTCAGGAGTAATACGTTATCTGATTTGTTAATGTGGTTACAGTATAAATTTAATTTATATAGAGTTAATACCAAGTTAGTACAATTTATAAAAAATCAACATAGTTCTAATACGTATATAAGTAGAGTTATATTTATTACAGTAAGGAAACCAAGTGTAAGTACTCGTAAAATGTTACAAAACATCTTTAGAAGGTATAAACTACCAAATTATTTTACTGTTCATGAATTAGCTTCCGATAATGCAGCTCTTGATAAAACTGCAGAAACATTAGACATATTATCCCATTTAGACAAAGTAGAAGATAAATATAACTGTTGTTTTATAGATGATAACAAAGACGTTCGCAAATCAATAGAACGTAATCTAGAAATAGATACTTTTGACCCTATAGCTATGAGAGAAGGATTGATAGGATAATGAAAATAACTAAATATAAATTATTACCAACTCAATATAATTTTCTCTTTGGCTTTGATAAATCAAAATTAGAAGAGCAAGAAATATACAGGGATGTGTCCTTATATCAAGGAGGATTCACGTGCAAGAAAGCTAATGCTGAATGGTTGAGTCCTACTGGCTGGAAGCGGTTAGACGAGTTAACTAAGGATGACCTAATGGCAGTTTACCACAGGGATGGAACTATAGAATTTGAACATCCTAAAGAGATATTTAAGTGGAATGCTGATAAATGGTATGAGTTTCATACTAGAACCTTACACCAAGTAAACTGTCCAAACCATAAAATGTACACAATTAAAGATGGTAAGGAACATATTCAGTCAATGACCGAATTTCATGAAGAACACCAAGAGAGTAAAAATGGTCATAGAGGTAAATTTGTAACAACTTTTTCTCAAAGAGGAATAAAAACTGGATTAACAGAAAATGAACTTCGAATATTGGTTGCTTACCAAGCGGATGGATACGATTACGTTACTTCGGATTGGAATGTTGCGTTTCATTTTTGTAAAGAAAGAAAATATAAGAGACTACTGTATTTATTGGACAATTTAAAAGTTCCTTATAAAAAAGGCAAGCTAAAATCTAACGAATATAGAATTTACGCTAAAATTAAAGATGGTTTAAAAATAAAAATATATCCGAGAGAATGGTATCAGCTCGACTCTTCGGAATTAAAAATAATTATAGATGAATGTTCTTATTGGGATGGTTCACAAGGGAGACATAATTCATATTACACATCAATAAAAGAGAATGCTGATTTTATTCAATTTGCTGGAAGTGCTTCTGGATATAGAACCACTATATTTACGAGAACAAGACCATCTGTTAGCGATTCTAGTAAGTCCGTAACGAAATATAGGGTAAATTTTAATACTAATACAATGCCCTCTCTTTATGCGACAAGAAATAAAGCTGAAATAAAAGTTTATAATGCAGAAAGAGGAGAAGCTAAATATTGTCCATCCACCTCTACTGGACTCTGGTTGTGCCGAGAATTTAATCAAATAACAGTAACTGGTAACTCAGGGAAAACTTTCTGCGGTTCCTTGAGAGGATTATTATTTGCCCTTAAATGGGCTGGTTGCTCTGGATTAGTAGGTGCTGCTACTCAAGACCTTCTCGATGGTACTACTAAACAGAAGTATCTAGAACACATGGAAAATATTGGTTTTAAAGAAGGTGTTCATTGGTGGTATGAAGATAGGAAAAATACTATTAAATTTATTAATGGCTCAACTATTAAGTTTAAAACTTTATCGGATTGGACACAATTTCGTTCTACAGAATTTACTTGGATTGAAATAGAGGAAGCTTCGTTAATCGATGAAAAAACGTTTAAAGAATTAATGGCTCGTATTCGTGAAGCTAAAAAGTATACTTGGGAGGGATACTATAGAAGTATGTTCTTGCATACTAACCCTCAAGGAAGTAGAGGATGGATTTATAAATTCTTCCATAATCCTAAGACTAAGAAAAAGAATTACAGAGCAGTTATTGCTGCAACTCAAGAAAATTACCACCTAGGAACTGGATACGTAGCTGACTTGAAAGATTTGTATAGCGCAGACGAAATAACTGAACTATTAGAAGGTGTTGATAACGATAACGATAATACGATAGCATTCCCTTATTTTAATAGTAAGAATATAGTAGAAGATATAAAATTCAATAAAGAATCAACACTTATACTAACCTGCGATTTTAACTATAATCCTATGTGTTGGTATTTAGAACAATTTTACGATGGTAAGTGGTACGTTTTAAAAGAATTAATTGAACAGAATGTAACAACAAAACAAATGTGTGAGATTATTCAACCTATTATAGATAGTTATGGTGTAAAAACACTAAGAATAATGGGGGATTCACATGGGCGTGATAAGAAAACAAATGGTTCTGATTATTCTGTTATGGTATCACATTTTGATAATGCTGGTTATGATGTAGAATTATATGTACAGAAAGCTAACCCTTTAATTAAAGATAGATTAGCAGTACTACGCAGATACATTCGGAATGGTGCTGGAGAGGTTAGATTATTTGTTGATTCTAGCTGTAAATGGCTATTATATAATTTTGAAGAATGTAAAAATCAACTATCAAATGGTGGCTTAAAATCACCTACAGAAAATGAAATTAAAAACGATGATAGTAAAAGATTTTTAATTCACCCAATAGATTCGATTTCTTACCCAATGCATTATTATTCTAGATATGCAGACATTACTGGAGCAGAGGGTTTGTAAATTTTTATTACTAATCTATATACAAAACTAATTTAAAGTACTATAATAACTTGGAGGTTATTTATGGAAGAAATCACAACAACGAAAGAACAGTGGTACGACCTGACTAAATATAGAGACGAAATAGCTAGTTTTGTTAAGTCTAAAAAGACAGACTTGGACATGACTTCAAAAATGTCTAGAAACTACGACGTATTATATAGCAATATTTATGCAGGTTCAGAGACCGAAAACATTCAAAGATACCCGCATGCTACAGAAGTATATAAGACTTATAAAACAGCTCTAGTATCTTCTTGTCTATCTGGGTATTCTGCTCTGTGTGTTTATAATGCTACAGATACTCATAGCGTTATGAGCATACCTAAAGTTAAAGATGCTTTAACTAAACAATATAAGAAATCAACTTTAATTGAATTACTTACATTTTACTTAGATGATTTCATCTTAAAAGGTGAACAAATCGCTTTTGTTAAATGTAAGACTAACGAAGAATTATACAGAACTAAAGAAACCTTAATTGATGCTGAAACTAATGAGCCTGTAGCTCAATTCAAAATGATTAAAGGTTTGGAGTATAGAAACATTGAAGTTGAACGAATTGACCCACTAGACTTTTTTGTTGATGCGTATGATTATTTCAGAGACCCTAGGGGATGTGTAAAAATTATCAGAAGCTATATTACAGCAAAACACCTTTTAACGTCTAATGAATATCCTTTATTAACAAAAGAGGAAAGGGATTTAATCGTCGATTATAGCGCGAAGAACGGAGATAGAATGTTCTCGACTATATTCAATTGGAGAGCAAGAGACGTTCAAAAATCTATAACTAACCAAGGTAATATCGAAGTATTAACGTTTATAGGAGATTATATCACTTCTGATAACAAAGTACTATCTAATATTACGGCTACAGTAGTTGGTGGATTTTTAGCTAATGTAAAATACAATCAAGTCAATACAAATAGAATTATTTATGCTCCTTACGTAATAGATAAAGACACTCATAGAGGTATATCACCTATTGCGAGCTGCTTACCTGTTAATACTTTAATTAATAGAGCTTGTGATATGTTACTTACTGCATTAGATAACTCTTGTAACCCTTGGATTATTTATGCAAAAGGTAGTATTAATGGTCAGCAAGATATGAAATCTAGACGTAAGAAAAGAGAATTAGAATATATTGATACAGCTGATAAACCAGGTTTTTACGTACCTCCATTCAATGGACAATTAGCTATGCCATTCTTAGAAACTATACTTCAACAATCTAAGAATATTTTAGGATTAAACAATTATACGACTGGAGATACTTCTGGTGCTGTTAGAACTGTAGGAGAAACTGCAGTACTAAACCAAAACATCAATAGTAGGCAAAGAATAGAAACTGACCCTTATAGTTATAATTTCTTATTACCACTATTAAATACATATTATGCTTTAAATAGAGAATTGGCTCTAGTACATAATAAACCATTAGATGATATTTTTATGGATGAAACCATTAATATAGATATCAGTACTAATGCTTCTAGAGCAGATAAAGCTGGAGAATTTAATAGGTTGACACAAATGCTACAATTACCAATTGCTCAAATGATGTTCTCTAATTTCACTCCAGAACAAAATACTTTAGCTATCAGATACTTATTAGATAAAGCAGAAGTTGGAGACTTAGATAACATCCTGCAATTAAAAGATAGTGTTGGTAACACTCAATTCCCTACAGATATTGATATGAATGATAATAGTAATAACAGAAATAATATACAATAAGCAAAGGAGATTTTAAATGTCAGAAGAACAAATTAAAAATGTTAATGAGGAAATTACAACTCAAGAAACTACAACTACACAAGAAGAAACTACAACAGTGGAAACTGAAAAAGTTGAAACTGTAGATGAATCTAAAAAAGAATCACAACAAGAAACTACAACTACAGAAACAGATGTCAAGGATGATGTGGAAGGCGAGAAAGAAACTACTGATGAAGAATCATCAAACAAAACAGATGATGTAGTTGGAGAAACAACAGGAGAAACGGAACAGACACAAGAAACAGAATCAACTCCAGAGACAGAAGAAACGCAACAAGAATCTTTAGAAGAACTAAAAGCTAAGATTCAAGAAATGGAGGATGCCAACAAAGAAAGAATTTCTCTTAATGAATTCTACGAAGCAGAAAATAAAGCTAATAAGGAAATGGAAGATACAGTAGCTAAAGTTAAACAAGCTTTTACTGAAACTTTAAAACAGTATCAAATCCCTTTAGATAAACCTCTAGAAGAATTAAAGAAAGAAAATCCTGCTCAAGCTGCTATTGTAGAGAGTGTGTATAATCAAGCTATGAATACTATTGCTAATAAGCAAAAAGAATTACAAGACTCACTCGTAGAAAAACAGAATAACTTGGTAATGGACAAAGCAGCTAAAGTATTTAAAAAATATGAATTAACTACAGAACAAAAAATCCAAGCTGCAGGTACTTTCGCAGAAATTATGAGAACTGTAGGTTTTGCGGATTTAGATGAAGATTTAAAACGTAAAGTTGAATTATGCGTAGCTGATGCTATAATGAAATGTCCTAAGACTGTAGAACCTCCAGTTGAACAACCTCCTGTGGCAAACCCTCCTGTAGTCGAAACTTCTACAGAATCAGTAGATGAGGTTAAGGCGAAAAAAGAAGAAATTAAAAAGGTTCAAGATGCAGAACTTGAAGATGAATTATCTGGCGGAGTAGGTAATAAAACAAATGCGCCACATATAACAGTAGAAAATGTTCTAGGTGTATTTTCAGGTTTATCTTCTAGAGAAAGAGCTGCTTTCTATAAAGAACACATGGATATTATTAATGAAGCTTGCAAGAAAATTCAACGTGGATAAGGAGTGAATATGCTAGATAGAATAAAGACAGCCTTTAAAATTTTATTTAACGTTGCTAAGGATGAAGTAGAGGAAATTAGAAATCTACAACCGACAGAAGATGATTATACACAAGGTGAGATTATGGGTTCTTTAGCTATAGCAACAATGGCAGCCATGGGTGTCCCTACTGCTGCAGTAGAACAGGAGGTAATAGCACGAGTTTGTGCTTATGCTCTAAGAGATTTAAAAGATGGAATTAAAAGTGATAATAAATTAATTATTCATAGAGTTATCAACGAAATTAGAGAAACTAGAGCTATGAATTAATAACAACATAAATCCTAGTAAGTGGCTAGGTTACCGTTTAAAACTACTATGGTAGAATACGAAGTAATCGTGGGTTTTGGTAGAAGGTCGAGAACGGTATAGATTAAAGGTAAAATAAGGAGGAATAAAATATGCCTTTTACAGATGCAGACAATTCATTAAATGACGTATTAGCAACTAAGATGCAATTAATCTTAGACCAACCGATGGCAGACTTATCTGGTTACTTAGTAAACAACGACTTTGAAGGTGATTTCTTTAGAGTTGGTGCTACAGTTAACATCACTAAACCAGACCCATCTTCTGTAAAAGTAGAAGTAGGTACTGCTAAAGATGATGCTAGATTAGCTGGTGGAGATTTGAAATTTGAAAAATCTACATTAACAATCGATAAGAGAGCTGTATATTCATTTATCGTATCTGATATTACTAATGCAGAAGGTAAATGGAATTACGAATCTGGCGGTTTAGATATGGCTGCTCAAGAATTGAGAAAAGCTCACAACTTAGAAATTGCTAATTTAGTAGCTAACGACACCACCGTAAAAAGAATTGGTACTCCAACTGCTCCTATTGAAGTAGCTGATGGTGATGACCTTTACAAAAAAGTTATCGTAAAAATGTACTCAACTCTTTATAATACTGGTGCTATTACAGCTTCTGGTCAAGTTACTTTTGGTTCTAACCCTCAACAAAAGAAAGCTACTAGAGCTGGTTTAATTATGCCACAAGAAGGTTATTCAGAATTATTAACTTCTAAATACTTTACTGATAGAAGCACTGTAACTGCAGATGATAGAATTGAAACTGCAGATATTCAAAGAGTCTTAGGTATGGATGTTGCTATTGAACCGTCTTTGTCTCAAGATGCTGAAAGAAAAATTACTGTAGCTTCTTTAGCAACAGATGCTTTTGTAATTATCGCTGGTACTAGAAACTGCGTAACTAAAGCAGGTAAAGTATTAAGACCAGAATCTATGAGAAATAAGGATAGATTTGCTACTAACTACGAAGGTTTAGAGATTTATGGTATGAAAGTATTTTCACCAGAATCTGCTGTAGTTGCATTCGTTAAAATTGCAGCTGCTGGAGCCTAATCTATAGTAGGTAGTATTCTTTTTATTGGAGGGTAGTTGTGCATACTTCTACCCTTTTTTCTTTTAAATACAAAGGAGAATTTTAATGTTAGTAAAAGATATGTATGACAAGCTCGCATTAAATACGGGCTTCCCAATATACACAAATGATACTGATGCTCCAGATATTAATAGATATTTACTTGCTATGCTTAATGAAGGATTATACCAAACAATTTCCAATATTTATTTATGTAATAACGTATTGGAGAAGAAGGATACTTTAACTACGGTAAAAGGTAAATCTGAATACGGTATAAATGGTATAATTAAGCATATTTCAATGTACGATAAAACAGGTAAGAAAGTCAGAGATTTACCTTATTTGTATGATAAGAATCCTTATGACGAATCTGAAAGTGAAGGTACACCTAGAGGTTATGTTATCAGGGGTGGTTATTTAAAATTAATAGATACTCCAGACGATACATATACTTTAAAAATGATTATCTCTACTACAGATTTAGTCTTTTCTGATAATGACACAGCTAGAAGTACTATTGAACATATTAATGATACCGTGTGTGCAAGTGATGAATTCTGTAATATCGTAGTATGCGCTGCTACAGCTTTAACTTTTGCAAGATGTCAAAACGCCAACACTCAAATATATGCTCAACTTACAGATACTAAAACTAAATTATTCATAGAGCAGGATAGCGCAAGTATGGAAGGTATTAGAGGTTACAATAAAAACGGTGGACATTATGATAATGAAACTGGATTGTTAGGAGGTTTTGACTGGTAATGGCTGATTTTGTTAAAAAAGATAGTAAGCCTGTTAAGAATAATGGTTCTTACATTTTTGCTGATTTCAGCTACGGCTTATATTTGTTAGATACTCCTAGGTCTATAGTAGAGCAACTTACTTCTTTAGCTCTTATCGGAGGGCAGAATGTATTCGCAGAAAAGGGGGCATTAATACCTCAATACGGATACGTTATAAATGCAGAGATGCCTGATGAAGAAAAAATTATTGCAGTTACTAGAGATTCAAAAACGAATACTTCTGTATTAATTATCACTTTATTAGGCAATGTTTATTATTATACTCCAAGTCAAGGATTGAAGAAATATAAGACTAAATTCGATGTAATATCTACCGACTTAGTAACAGCTAGACACGGAAAGAATATGATTGTATATTCTGACGGTTCGGCTAAACTGTTTGGTGGCTATTATAGCGAAGCAGAAGCTGTTCAGTTAGACGCAAATGTTCCTATAGCGGATTTTACAACTTACTATGAACTGACTATACCTAAAACTTCCATAGATTATTATTGGATAGGTAAAGAATTATGTATCAATGATACAGATAATATGACAGTAATCGCAGTAATTACTCCTCAAGACGACTCTGATAACATTATAGTAAGAACTACTATCAATGGTGAACATAAGGTTTATTCAGGTAATGTAATCGTTTCTGAAAAGACTTTATTACCAGTAGACTTAAATTATCAACCAGAGGGAGAAGGTGAACCTGCACCTATAGTGCCTGAAATTATGGATGTTTGTGCTAACAGGCTATTCATAGCAACGGCAGATGGAACTGTATATTATTCTCAAGTCGGAGTGATTGACGGTTTTAGTCAATCTTTAGGAGCTGGATATTTTAGAGATTTCTATAATGATACTTCTAAAATATTATCAATAGAAGATTTTCTTAATGGTGCCTTAATCGTTAAGCAAGATGGTATCTATCACGCAAAAGTAAATAACGCTTCGAGCTCTTCTGTAGCATTGAATAGTAATACTTTAACTATTCAGAAGATTTCTCAAATAGGACAAGAATATGCTACAGACCACGTTATTGTTAGGGAACAAGTGTATGCTTACGATAGTAATAGCGGTTCTATAGTTCTAGCAGCTTATTCTAACGTATTCGGTAGCTTAGTTGCTGGTAAAACTATAGTTAGTAGCGAATATTTGAACGCTCAAAATGCTGGCATATTTAACACTAAAAGAGCTTTAACTTATAACGCAGAAGCAGAGGTATTCATATTATATTATGGTGAAGATTTAACTAATGGTATAGTATTAACTAAAGTAGGTTCGTTATTTCCTAGAAAATTAGATATTCCTATCGACCAGTTTGTAGGATTCAATCAAGGTGTATTGGGTATATCTAATGATGGTAGATTATTACAAGATTTCAAACGTAATACAATTATACCTAATGTTGTACCTGTAGCTGATTTCGAAGCTATCGGATTAAGGGATAATAGGCTTACCGTTAGTTCCATATTAGAAGTTACAGAGTTAAACGGAATCGAATATATCGTATCAACAAATAATGCTGATTCTAGTTACCAAAAAATTCAGCCTTATACTAATGTAGGAGTAGATAAAGTGGTATTACCACCTTTAATTTATTCTGATAGGAGTATCGATGCGATATATCCTAGCTATGAATTAGAAACTAAATGGGCAGAAAAGAAAGCTAACGTAACACGAATATATGCTCCTATGAGTGGTAGGAGTGGAGTTAGTATTTCAATTCAATTTCCAACAAATGAAGTTTTTTGCTTGTGTGCGTTAAGATTACCAGATTTCAGTCAAGGAGAATAACTATTATGAAATATAGACAATTTACTCATGATGATTGCATAAAATATGCAGAAGATTTAGCAGATTGCTATAAATGCAATAGATATGTCTTAGATAGTCAATCTCCTCTTGACTTATCTATTTCACATAATGCTAGTAAATTTATAGATTCTTACGTGAGCGGTCTGGATTCTAGTGTGTTAGGAATATTCGATGACAATGAACAATTCTGCTATGGTGTAATTATATACGATAGCATTAGATTTGCTAATAGGAATTCTGCACAGGTTCATATCGTTACAGACAAAGCAATTTGGGGTAAACGAGGGCGAGACCTATATGATAGAATAATAGATGAAGGATGCTTTCATGTCCTTTATTGTGAAATTCCAGCTATAGCAACTCATGCTATAGGTTTATGTAAAAGACTTGGATTTAAGAAAACTGGTTATATACCTAACGTAATTCCTTACGTGAATTCAAAAGGTCAAGAAAGAATGTATGATTATCAAATCTATACATTCGAAAAAGAGATGGTATTTTAGGAGGTGAAAATTAAGTGCCAAGATTTAAAAGAAAAAAGATTACTGTAGATGAAGCTGGAAGAAAGCACGGATTTAGAAGTGGTTTAGAAGATACATTTCAAAAGACTTTAGAATCTTTCGGGATAGACCCTAAATATGAATCGATAAAACTAGATTATGTTATTCCAGAAAGCAAGCACGTATATACACCAGATTTTCCTGTATCTCCACATATCGTTATAGAAACCAAAGGTCGATGGGTTTTAGAAGATAGACAAAAAATGTTATTACTCATAGAGCAATATCCAGATATAGATTTTAGAATAGTGTTTTATAATGCTAATCAAAAAATTAAAAAAGGTTCAAAAACTTCTTATGCGGATTGGTGTGATAAACACGGAATTAAATGGTCTCATAAAATTCTTCCGCAAGAATGGATTTATGACATTTTCGAAGATATTGCTAATTCTCAAAGTAATATTTAATGTTAATCTTTTATAACAATATGTTTATTAATTTCGTTTAGTGTAGTATAATGATTTAGACTACATTATTCAACTATGATTAAAAGGAGTAACTATGGCAAAAAAAGCAAAACTTCCACAAACCGATTATAGTATTGGTGGCAGGGATATATCAAATACAGCTATTCCCGCCTATCAAGCTAATATAGGTAGAATGGAAAATTATTTAAATGACCCACAAGGTCAGATTGACAGTTATTTAAACAAGTATTATGATAATACTACGGCTCAAAGTGATTTTTTGCGTAATATGCAAAGAGTTATGGCAAACACTACAGCTAATAACTATGCAGCTACTGGCGGTGGTTATAGTTCTGCTGGACAACAATTCTATGATGATGCACAACGTTACTATAATGACTTAGGTTCTAGATTGTATGATGCTGGAGTGCAAAGCTCTGCAAGTATGGCAAATCAATATTTCAATAACCTATTAAATGCTAATTCCTCATACGATGAAGCTTATAAAAACGGACAAACCTATCATAACACCGAGTTATACAACGCTCAAGTAGACCAAGCAAATAAGAATCAATTAGGTAGTACACTAGGGAAGGCAGGTCAAGGATTAGGTTCTATCCTAATGACAAACCCAGTTACTTTTGGTATTGGTGCTGGCTTAACAGCTCTAGGAACTGCTGCCAATAGTATATATGATACAAATGTTGACTCTAGTATATTAGGTGCTGGAGCTTCTCAAAACCGAGGCGTTGGAGCTAGTGGAGGGGCTTATTATAATCCTTGGAATACTACGTTCAATAATATACTAGGAGGAATGCGAAATTACGTAAACAATACTCCTACTGAAAAAATTCCTGCTTGGATGCGAACTTGGGCTACAACTTTGAATAACCAAGAAAGTAAGTAGGTGATACATGAATACTAATCAAATAAAACAAATGATAGTAAGAATAGCTAAAGAGGAAGGATTAGACCCTAATCTTGCACTAGCAGTAGCTAAACAAGAATCTGGATTTAATCCTAAAGCTCGTTCTGGTGCAGGAGCTGCAGGTTTATTTCAACTTATGCCTTTTCATTGGAGAAAAATGGGTATCGCTAACGACCCATATAATCCCGAGATGAATGCTAAGGCTGGCATTAGATTGCTTAAGAGTTTTATAAAAGCTAACAACGGAGATGTTTCTTTAGGCTTAGCTGCATATAATGCGGGTCAAGGTTCAGTTAATAAATATAATGGAATACCTCCATATAAAGAAACTCAAAACTACGTTAAGAACATCATGAGCAATTATAAAGGTAAACCTGCAAGTAGCATTAAAGTTACTGGAGCAAATTCTACAACAACTACAAAACAAGGAGGTGGTCAAATGGTCGATTATCCACAAACTACATACAGTTATAATCCTACTGGTTATTCTAATAGCGAATTACTTACTACTGCTGTCAGTGATACCGATTTAATTAAAAAATACGATATGGCTTACAGACTAGGTATTTTATCTAAAGAAGATTATGCTAATATTCTTGGAGTATCTCCAGACAATATACCTAATACTTCAGGATTAACAGATACTGAAAAAGAAATACTTAATAGAGAATATGGAATCAAAACAGAAGATTTGCAAAACGTATTAAGTCAAGGGCAAAATGCTTTGTTGCAAGCTCAACAACAATCTAACGCTGGTGTAAATATGTATGATTTATTGAATCAAAGATATCAAGAGTATGCAAATATAATAAATCAAGACCCTAGATTGAGCAATAAATATGGATATTATTTAGACCCTCAAAAACTAGCTTTAAGCCAAGGCTTGGAAAATGCGTCTAACTTAATGGCACAATTTACAGGTCTACCAGCAATTCAACTTCCGACCTACGAAGATATTGCGAAGCGCCAATATCAAGCTAGAATAGCCAACGAAATGGGTGTACCATACGAAGATTATATGGCTGCAATAACTAATAAAATTAAATTTGATAGCGCTGTAAAGCAACAAGAAATAAATAATATGATTGAAGCTATGAAACAATACGGACTATCAGACCGAGAAATTGCAACTCAACTATCTGCCTTATCTCAAAAAGGTTTAGACGCTTTAACTAAATCTGCAGAGATAAATGCAGACTATGGTAAAACTGTAGGCGGAGATTATATTACTGCAGTAGGTGATACTAAGAGGTCAATGATTGAAAATGAAGCACAGTTAGATAGATTGAGAAGAGAAAATGCTGTGAAAGCTCTTCAATCTCAAATAGAAGCTAATCGAGCAATTGATGTGCAAAATCTACAAAATGTTGCAAATAAATATAATACCGATGTAACTGCTGGTGTTACAATGAGAGGTCAAGATACTAATTATAATATTGCAGGTATGCAACAACCGGCTAAGAATTTAACTTCTGTAGGTAATTTCTATGCTAATACTTCACCAGTATTTGGTTACACACCGCAACAACAAAGTGGTATGGTTAATTTATTACCTAACGCTGGTAGAAATCTTTTTATTGACCCTAATGCAACTCCACAACAGGTGCAAAATGTATTATTCGGTCAATCTCAAGAAGGACAAATTCAAAACAATCCTAATGCTCCAAAAGCTTTTAATATGTTCAACCCTCAACAGAATATATTTAGTAAGTTATTTGGCAGCATAACGGGTGGTAATAATTAGAGGAGATTCTCATAATGGGAATGAATAACAATATAATTAATAATCCTAACAATGGCGGAGTTTATCTTCCGCCTGCGTTAGGTGCTAATATCAATATACCTCAAGTTCAAACTAATCCTAATAGCTTTAACAACCTTCCTCTAGACCAGAGGTTACAAATAGTTAATGCTGCAAATAATCAACAGCAGCAAGTAACTAGTGCTCCGCAAGGTAATTATACAGTTGGAGGTTTGTTAAATAACTTTGCTAGAAATGTTAATGATATAGGAACTGGATTAACAAACATTGTAGCTCACCCTATAAATACAGGAAGAGCGATAGGTTCTATGTTGGGAGATTATGCTTATAATGAATTAGCTCCCTTACCCGTCTGGCAAAGACCTATCAGGGCGGGATTAGATACGTTAGTGAATTTACCATTATCTACGTATAATGTAACTTGGCAAGATATGGTTAATGCTGGTACTAATGCCAATGAATGGAGAGATTTAGGTAAGCAAGCTATACAGGGAGCTTATAATAGACCTGCGGAAGCTTTATTAGACGCAGTATCATTGGGTGCTGGTAAAGTTATATCAAAAGCTAGTAAAGCTGGTAAGGCTGCAAATCAAGCTACTGAATTAATAGACAAGGCGTCAAAAGAAGTAAATTCTGGTCTAACAGCTTTAGAAGGTTCTTTTAAAAAGATAGCTCAAGATTATGGTACTGATAATTTGACAAAAGCTGTAGAAGCTTTAGAAACAGGTAAAACTGTAACTGGAGATGTTAAACAAGCTACAAAAGCTTTATCTCAAGCTTCTGATGTTTATGGAGAAATTGTTAATAAAGTATCTCCTAAAACTGCGGAAAGTCCTAAATGGCAATCTATTAATCAGGCTATCTTGAGAGAAAGAGAAGTAGCTGGAATACCTTCTACTTATCAATCAGTTCAAAAAGAAACTCAAGTTTATAAAGACTTAATAGATAATACCAAAAGTACACCAAAAGATGTCTTGTCTAAAATTCAAACATATCCACACTCTATGCAAAATGGATTGGATTATTTGAGTAAAGTTACTGGAAAATCTATAGATGAATTATCGGATAAATTGCCAGTAGTTGTAAGGAAAACTGAAAATAATTCAGATTTAACTTATAAGGCAGATGAATTAATTAAAGGTAATGAATCTTTTGCCAATCAGCCTAAAGCTTTTCAAGATGAGTTAGTTAACCTATTTGGAGAAGAATCAATACCAGAATTAAGAAATTTAACTGGTAGAGAATTATATGACATAACAATAGAAAAAGTAGGTGATACCAGAAAAGCTTCTGACTTATTATCAAGCAAAGGTATAAAAGGTATTTCTGAAACTTCTGATATAATTGATGGTACAGACAATCTAACTTCTAATGTTAAATTATTCAATGCTACAAAAAGAGGTGGATATAATCCTAAAGATAATACAATTACTTTATTTAAAAATTCTACTCCTGCTACTTTAGAACATGAAGGTATGCATTGGTTGATGAAACAGTTAGATGATTTAGCTCCAGATTCTGATTTGCTTAAATCTGCAAAAACTCAAGTTGGTAAAAATATTACAAAAAAACTTGATAGAGAAAGTTACGAAGCTATATCAGACCTTTACCAAGATTATGTAGAAAAAGGTACTAAATTAGAAAATAATTTAGGAAACGCTTTTGAAGGCTTATATAAAAATACTCCAGAGTTAACTAAAGATGGTTGGAGTGTGCTTAAGGATATGGCTAATGGTGGGGATGAACTTGCAGCTAGTATTCTTAGATATAATGATTTACATAATCAAGGATATATTAAACCTATCACACATGGTCTTGCAGAAGTTAATAAGACTGGTTTAGACGTTGATAGAACCGCTAGAACTATGGCTGGTAGATTTTCTACAAGATTATTCGGCAATGCTAAATATGCAGATATTGCTAATGAATTAGCTAAAGGTGGTAAATGGGTTGATACAATGATGCAAACCTACACCGATGCTTTATTAGCTAAAGACTTATTAAACCCTAAAGTTAATAAATTACTAAATAATGTGGACAATTCTAAGAACGTTGCTTATATTAGCAAGGTTGACTTAGAGAACGGTGATTTATCAAAAGCTCTAAGAGAAATATCAGATACCAAATTAAGCGATGATATGATTCCGGTTGATAGAGATTTAGCTAATGAGTTATTAAACCAGTTAGCTATCTCTAGAGGAAGCAATCCATTCGGTAAAGGTACTCTAGCTGACTTATATACAGTTGCTAAAGGTAATATGCTAGCTTCTGGTGGTTATTTAGTTGGCAATGCTCAAACAGGTTTAGCTAATATGTTAATCAATGAAGGATTAAACCCTGTTAATATCGTGAGCGATACTACCGCAGCTCTAAGAACTGGAGGAGATTTAATCAAAAATTTAGGAGTTGATCGTAGATTATCTCGTATGAATCGTAAAGTCAGCACTCCAGCTTTAAAACCTATTGCAGCAATCAATGAACCAGTAGCATCTTTATGGAATATTGCTGATACTAATATGCAGAACTTTTTCGCTGAAACTGCAGCAAATGCTAATTTAAGAAGGAAAGGTATTCCTGTAAATCAAAGAGCTGAATATATCAATAAGTTGGATGATGCCAAACAAATATCTGATTTAATTCAAGATGTAAGATTGACTTCACTTTTAAACCCATCTAGAAGCTTATTACCTCGTTCGGCTCAAGGTATTGCTGGTTTAACTCAACCGTTCTGGAGATGGTATGATACAGCTCTACAGTCTAACATTTATATGTTACAAAAACATCCATACATAGCAAATACTTTACTTATTGATAACTTAAGCAAATTAGGTATGATGCAAGAAGGTGAAGTGCGGAATGGTCTTATGGTTAAATCTGACAAGCCGTTCGTTTCATACAGATTTAATGATAGGATAGGTAAAGTTCAAGAGGTATCCATTGAAGCAATTCCTCAACTAAACTCTTTGAAATTAATCGGAGGATTAGCTGACCTAGTCGCTGGCAAAAGCAATAAGGAACAGGTGGAAACTTTAATAGGTACAAATATCCCTGCTATATCTGCTATCGCTGGAGCTATGAAGGGTGTTAATAAATACGGTAGACCTATTCTTAGAAGTGAAGCTGGTATTAAAGATGCGTATGCAATACAAGGTGATAAACGTTACTATAAGGATGAGAATGGTCAATGGAAAGTCGATGAAAGATTTCATCCTGATGAGCTTATAACCGCTGCATTGAGAGAATTAACTGCTTATCCTACTCTATTCAATAGAACCATACTTCCATTATCTGCAGGGGTTGGTAGTATGATTACAGGACAAGAAGTTAACTATTATAAACCTTACGAAAATTCTTTATTCGGTTCATTTAATCCGAATGCCACTCCTAATATATTATTTGGTGGTAATGTTACTAATCCTTCTGGTGGTCAAGCAGCTACAGATTTATTTTCTGGTCTATACGCTTCTGATTACTATCCAGAAAGAGAAACATTAGGTCGAACACAAAATAGAGCTCTCAATAGGAGTATGATTAGACGAAATATAAGAGAGCAAGTTTACAATATGAGAGGAGGTAATTAGATAAATGGCGGAGCGAATTAGTCGTTTTGAATTACCTAACAAAAATTGGTACGATGAAAAAGGTAGAATCTATAAAGAAGCTTTAATCGAAAACTTCAATGCTATAGAAGCTAAGTTATTAGAAATAACAGCTTTAGATGCCTTTAAAACTGAAATTCCAGACGTATCTACCATAGATTATCCAGATGTAACGCTTGAAAGTCCGAATAATAAGATTATCAATTTAAAATCTTTCTTAGATATAACTAAGGTCGTTGGGTATCCTATCGAGTGTGACTTTAGTGGTACTACAGCTAAAAAGGTTGCATATTGGAATTCTAATGGTGAATATAAGATAATTGAAGATGAAGATACTAATGCTACTTCAAGCAACAAATATGTTTATCTAAACTATGTTGAAAATAAAGTATTTGCAAACAATAGTAGTATAAATCCTGAAAATTCTAATCTTATTGGAGTTTATGTGGGTGGTATAATCAAACATGTCAACTCTTTCAATTATATAGGTATTAATGCCTTATATTATCTATCGAAGATGAGTTTAGATACTTATTCTTACAAGTTTAATAGCGGTACTAGAGACCAATATTCAGGTGAGGATGGTATAGCAAAATCTGGTAGATTGATAGGTGCAGCAGATACCAATACTGGAACTTCTGGAGATAATAATGTAGTATTTCTTGATGTAGGGAGGACTAGCAAATAATGACTTATGATTTTTTTAACACATCTAATTTAGCTTTTGGTAGTAAGTTAACTGCTGCTTTTCGGAGTCTTAACGATTTAGCTAAAGCTGCTGAACAGAATCTAGAACAGGTATTTGCAGACCAAGCTATATACAATGAATATACAAATAAAAACTACCAAGTACCAAGACCAATTGATTTAGGTTCTCCTTGTAGGACTGATGAGATATTTGATTTATTAAATGATTCTGATTTATTTATCAACACACTAGAATATTCTAGTGGTAAAGTTAAGGTAAAAGTAAAATTATTTAATAGAAACAACAATAGAATGACTGCAGGAATTGGAGAGACTACACTAAAAGAAGGATATTGCTATATTAAAGAAGCTGTATCTAATCAGAACCCTGATAGAGAACTATCCTTTTCGGAAGATAGAGATAGTAGTCTCGGGTCTATACTATTTCAATATAGGGTAGATAGTTCAAATGTCGTAAATATCGTTGGGGATGTTTCCAATTTAAGACTTACCCCTTTAGATATCCACCAATACTCAAGCCTATCTAAAGGCGCGACTGTAGCTACTACAGGAAGTTATACTTCAAATAGTTATGAATGCGTTTGTATTATAGGAAGACAAAATAATATAAAAGTTCAACTAAATGGTACTACAGTTCTTCAAGGTCAAGGTGCAGATAATGTAAGGTGTTGTATTTTATATTTAAAACCTAAAGATAAAATTACAGGAACTTACAATAATATTTTTAGAATTAACTATAATCACTAAGGAGGTCGATATTATGGTTAAAAAATTTAGAGGTCAGGTTAAGATTTCGGATGTGCAATCTGAATTTGATGCTATAGTTAATAGAATAAATGATATGGTTGATTCCTATAATGAATCAGAAGGTGTTAAAGATATAGATTATACAGTTGGGGGCGATACTCTCTCTCCTGCTGGATACACTTTAACAATAGGTGGGTTAAAGCAAGTAATGAATACTATGGATGGTTTGGTGTGTGGAGCTAAACCTATAAGATTATCTGCTAATAAAGTAAGACTGACAGATGGTATTCTTATTACTAAGAATGGATTCTTTAGACTACCTCAAACCGAAATAAGTCCAATTCAAGGTAAAACCATATTTTATAATACTTTAACTGGTCAATACCAATGGAACGGTCAAGGTAATAATGAAATCTTAGTACCTGTTCAAAAAGGAGTTAACAAAGATATTCATTATGCAGGCATGGCTAATGAAAGACTGGGAGGATACAAAGGATATAAAATGGGGTATGATACCTATAAAACTGCAGAGGGTGGTACTGCTATATTAAACGCTACCAAACTTTACTATACAGCCCCAACCTCATTATTGTTTTATAAAGGCGCATCAGTAAAAGATTCTTCGAGTTTAAATCTCGATATATCAAAATATCCTCATATAGCAGGGATGATTGATAATAAATCTAAAATAAGAATACCAATACCTGTAGGTACGGTTTTTTCTGCTGATGGATTTACTATAGGGCAATTAAATACTGATTTGAATGTCTTTAAACCTTTCCTTGATATCACTTACACTATAGGTACTGGAAGTATCTTTTATAATCATACTATCACTGTTAATGGTAATAGTGTATCAGTATCTAGTGTCCCAGATTTTTCAGATTTAGTTAAGGTCGAAATGAGTCCAGTGGATTACAGTGATAATTCTCATGAGCCTATTTATCCATCTTTTTACGAATTTACTTTTGGTGTAGATGAGCTCTCTGGTAAAAATGTAATGATTACTAGAGTACTTGATAAAGATGACAAGGAAATGACTAGAATTAATGTTGATTTACCTCAAGATATCAATAATTACGCTGCTAATTGCATATTATTCCGTAAGTTTGGCGATACTAATGCAATATTTACAGAATCTGGGGATACACCTAGTGATGTTCCTGTTAAAGATAGTACATCAATATGGAATGCTGAAAACTATATCTTGTATAATGATAATGTCAAGACGGGAACTCTAGCCGAACAAAATAGTATAACTGTTTACGAAAAACAAACTGTAGCTAGCGATGAAGCTGCTTATAGAATATGCGACATTAATATGTTGAGAGATTCTGTATTCTGCTCGGATTTAGCACATGCTCAAGTTGAAGGTATATCTGGAACTTTTAAGATCACTTCTCAAACCAAATGGAAAAAGCCTGTAGCGCAAAAGTCTACGGATAATCCTAATGGTGAAACCGTTAATACATCAGCAGCCCCTAAGTTTGTCGCAGGTTTGGAGGAATTCCAATTAGAAGGTGAAGGTACAGCTGCGTTAAAATTATTAGGAACTACGGTTGCTTGGAACAGGCAGACTGGTCATAGAAATTTGAATGCTTGGACTCCTATTAATAAATTATTAGTACCAAAAGGTGTCGCAAATCCTTGGAGTTATGAACGAGCAAAAGATAATATGACTAAAGTGTTTAATGTGATAATAACCAAGGATATCAAACAATCAGAGGAGGATAAGTAATGGATGGAATGTATATAGATGCTGTGGTTACATTAGGTAATACTATGAGACATTCTATTAGTATTACTGTAAACGAAAACGCTAAGATATATAGCCCATTTAATCTTAATGGTTATAAAGTGCGTTTCAGAATTCTAGGTAGTCCAACATCTGATGCTAAAGTATTGAAAGAATATATAATTACTCAAAGTACAGATATGGAAACCCAAGGTCAAATAGATAATCCAGATGAAGGTCAATTTGTCTTTGTTGTACCTGCGGAAGATACTATAGAATTAGGTTTAGGAAGTTTTCCTATTGAATTAGCTCTACTTGATGAAACCGATGATGTTGTAGAATATATCATAACAGAAGGTGGATTAAGGGGTGAATTTAATAGAATAAATATCGTACAGGTGTAATAATAAGTAAAGGAGGTATTTTAAATGGCTTGTAAAAAAGGCAAAAAAGGTAAAGGTAAAAAAATAGCTTTAGCTTTAGCTTTATTAGTAGGAGTATTGCATCCAGCTTTCGGAGCTGAAACTCCCGTTCAAGTAACAGAAGTCGAAGCTGGTGGAGGGTCAGTTGTAATTCAAAGACAATTTGTACAATCTCCTATCAATCAAATTGTTAAAGTTAATAAGGCTGGAGGAGCATTGATTATTCAATGGAATTCTAAAGTTAAAGTTAAGAAAGATAAAACAGAAGATACTCAAGAATAATAATAGGAGATATTAAATGGTCGATTTTAATTTTAATATTAATCGTCAGGGTATCCGAGGAAGAAAAGGGGATAAAGGAGCCGATGGCTTCACCCCTTCGATATCCGAATCGGTTAACACTGTAGATGAATACAAATTACTCATTAGCAATCAATTCAATGAATTTGAAACACCCAATTTAAGAGGAAATATCAACGTTCTCGATAATGGTGGTCAATACTTAAAATATAATGCTGATACGCAACAAATTTCTGCAGAACAATTAAATACTGCTACTGCTGATATTATTGGTGGTGTGGTATTATCAACAGATGAGAAATTCAATACTGGAGATGAAAATTCTGTACTCACTCCTGCTATACTTAGAGATAATTTAACTAGTATGGTAGAAATATCAAATGGTCTAACTAAAACTGTAGGTGAAACTGGAGTTATAACCATTTCTGGAGAAACTTTAGAATCAAAACTTACTGATGTTAGAGGTATTGCAGAGGAAGCAGAAGCTCAAGCTGTAAACGCAAACAATCTTATTCAATCATTACAAGTAGAAGTTGATTCCAATACTGCAGATATTAATACTATTCGAAATACATTACTCCCTAAAAAACAAGATAAATTAACTCAAGGGGATAATATCACTTTAACTCCGTTATCTGATGGTACTGTAGAAATTTCTGCAACGGGTGGAGGTTCTCAATATGTTCTCCCTGCTGCTACAACTACTTCTCTAGGTGGGGTTAAAGTTGGAACTAACCTTACCGTTACTCCAGATGGTACAATCTCTACTGATGTATCAGCTACTGAAATTGAAGAATTGGGTAATGAGTTAAATGATATTTCGGATAGGGTTACTACCGCGGAAGGTAAAATTACTAATTTAGGAAGTCAAGTATCAGCTATAGAAGACGAATTACCAACTTTTGCAACTACTGACAAAGCAGGTATAGTTAAGCCTGATGGAACTACAATTACAGTAGATACTGACGGTACTATTCATGCCGTAGGTGGTGGTGGAGGTTCTACTCCAGATAATATGGTTACTACAGATACGAAGCAAAGTATTACTGGAATCAAATCTCTAAAAGGTTGTGATTTAATCTTTGAGGATTCTTTGGGGTACCACGCTGTAATATTGAGTCATGCTCCTAACATTGGCGGTGATGCGGGAATTAACTGTAGTGGTACTTTTAAAGTCAGTGGAAATTCTATAGAGTTCGGTAGGTCTGCAGGTTTTACATATAATGGTGAAGGTATTATTATTAGTGCTGGAAGTAAGAGTGGTTTATATGTAACCAACGATGGAACTTATACACGAGACCACGCAGGTAATGAAGCTAAGGTTATAACTGAAAATGACATATCAACAATTATCAACCCATGGGTAGATAATAAGCTGAATATGATAGTTGACAAAACTTTCGAAGCTGATGAATCTATAGAAGTAGACTTTACTGAATATTTACCAAAAGATGGTAAAAATTACGAAGTAATGGTAGCAGTGTTTATTCGTGCAGGTAATACTGTAGACAATTCGACTGGTGCCTATGTGAGAACTTCTATATTTACTGGAACTATAAGATTATGCAGGTGTATAACAAGAGTTAATAATGGTAGTGCAACTGCTGCTGGGTCTTGTATTATACCTATAGGTACAGACAGAAAACTTACATATATAAACGGTGATAGTGTTGGAACTTCTGGTAACTGTGGCTTGCAAGCGTTAGGTTATAGGAGAATAGGATAGGAGATAATATGTATTACGCTTTTATAAATAAAGATAAAATAAATGGAGTTGGTCAAGTTCGCATATCTGGCAAAGATATAATCAATTCTGAAATCTCTCAAGATGTATATGAAGAACTTATAACAGACATCAGAAAGTATATATGGAATGGTTCGAAAGTTGTAATTAACAATAATTATCAATCATTATTAGACCAAGAGGAAAGAGACAGATTAGATTCCTTGATTATTACAAGAAGTGATTTTTTCGATGGAATTATTAAAGCTTTTGGACTTAATGATAAAGATATTTTACCTATAGTACAGCAACTAATTACTACCACTACAGAAGATTTAACCTTACAAAAAGTAGCTATAAACCACTTCACAAATGCTAAAGACTTTTATAGATGTCATGAATTATTTAAATTACTTAGCGATAGACCAATAAAAGTGTCGGATGAGGTTACATTAACTATCACATCAGACCAATGGGATAGATTCTTTGATAAAGCTTCTAAAATTGAAACTAAAGAAAATGCTTACAAGGAACTATTAACATAATTAGTTTATATTTTATTTTATATGTGCTATAATAATATAGAGACGTCTATAAAGTTATAGCACTTTTATTTTGGAGGATTAATTATGCAGATAGATGTTACTTTATTATTATCGGCAATTAATACTGTTATACTAGTCGGAGCAGGCATTTATTACTTTAAAAAGAATTACTATATTATTGATGCTCAAAGTATGGAAATTCTAAGTGAAGCTTATGAACAAATGCAAGCTCAAGAGGAAGCTTCTCAAGAACTTTCTGAAGGAGAAGGATTTTTTAAAGAATGTCTAGATGAGATTGAGGAAGATGAGGATAAAGATTGTAAATCTAAGAATGCAAAAAGAAAACATAAAAATGTGGAGGATTATAATATTAGATTAATCAATTAGAGGGCAATAGCAAGCCGAATTTGAAGAGTTAACATATAGGGTAATATATTTTATCCTACTTTTCTAGAAATCGATGCTAGACCCCTTAGGAGGAATAAATGACAGACAAACAGATAATGATTGACGGTAAAGGTTGCAGATATAAAACTTGTGATAAGGATTGTGTTTTGACAGGAGATAATCACGGTGATAATATGAAACCTTGCAAATTTATAGATGAAAAAATTGTTACTATAAGCAATCCCAACGCAAAGAACAAGAATGCGAAGAATTGAAAGAAAAAATTAAACGAGTTGAAGATGATTTGAAATACACTTGTGTCGATTGTATGAACGTAAGGTCTAATAAATATTATGAAGCCTTAAACGATATTGAAAAACTTATTTCATGCAAATATGAAACATTAGACCCATTAGCAAAACAACAAATACAAAACATCATCAGCAAAGCAAAGGACGGGGGGAACAATGAAAAGCAAAGGTAGAAAAGCCACTAACGGGATAGCATATATGTATGCTATATATAATCCAGATACTGATATGTACTGGAGTGAACGATATCAAGATTTGGTGGATCTTGGCAAGGATGTTACCTTCTATGATTCTGAACCTGAAGCTATAGCTTCTATGGAAGATAGTTGGGTTGACTTTGATTTATCTACAAGCATAATAAGAGAAAGGTTAGCTTGGAGAAGATTAGAAGCTGAACATCAAAAACCTGCTATACTTTTAGATATTACTAAAGAAGAATTTAATAAAGCTAAGATAGATGTAGGAAAATTGGAAATAGTGATGGTTAAGGCAATATCGTTAGGACATCCTTATGGTTAAGAGCAAGGTAACTAAAAAATATAAAGAACAACTATTACCTATTCTTAAAGATATGTGGTACACTATGCAAGGAATTGAATTTAATGATTGGGGGTTTTTAGCTGAAATGATGGGTGTAGAATATGAGCCTAGATTTAAAAAGGCTATACATGAATTATATGATGACAATAAGATTGATATATACCCTCGGCAGCTAATGATAAGAATTGATTATATTCCATTCTAGCACACGTTTTTTATTTGTTTTAGTAGTATAAGTAAGAGGAGGATTATTATGGATTATGTAATTAAAAACGAAAAGGAAGGATATTATATACCTGCAATTCCATTTTGGATAATGGATGATTTAAAACTAAAGGGAATTGAAGCTCAACTTTACGCTATAATCTTAAGTAAAGGTTATTTAACTTGGACAGCTCCGTACACAGCGAATGTACTTCGCTGCAGTAGTAAAACTATATTAAGAGCTATTCAAAGCTTATCAGATGCTGGTGTTATAGAGAAGGTTAGCTGCACACACAAAGGTGTGCTTCGTTTAGTATTAATATCTTTATACACAAAAGAAGGTAGAAGAGACGCAGCTCAAGTTAAGAAATTCGCTGCACTTGGATTAGAAAAGATAAAGAAAATGTACTATTAATTTACGTAGGTAGGACAAAATGTCCTTCGTCTAAGGACAAAATGTCTTTCGTACGACGGACAAAATGTCCTTGTAATATAGTATATATATAATATAATAAAGTATAGTAATCTAAAGTAGAATATTTCATATTCTCCTTACTCATAACTTCGTTATTCGTTAAAAGATACTACAGATACTTCGTATCTCTTTTACACGTTTTTTATTTATTAGTATATTAGAAGAATCGAAAGATTCTGATAAAAGAAAAAAATAATAATAAAGAATAATAATAATATATCCACCGCCCTCCGCTCGTCGATATCTCGCTGCGGTATAAGGGTGGAATTATTTTTTTGCACGTTTTTAGTTTTTGTTATTATAGTATATTATTTAGTACACCCCTGCAGCATATTTGCTGCTAGGGTATATTATTTAATATAATACTTTTGGGTTATACGATTTTATACATCATATATATTATATCGTATATCAACTCGATTTGTAATATACGCTGCTCGTGTATGAAGGTATAAACCCCAATAAGAGGGGCGAAAAGGAAAGGGGGGTTATTCCCGCTATACCCCCGTATAAAATTATACTAATTAACTAATACTAAAGGAT